TAGGGAAAACCGCCCTCTACGAAGCTCTCAAGGCCGAAAAAGCAACGACAACCACGGTCAAACCAACCTGAGTTCCGGATACGTTCTTAAAAGTCGGACAGATTCGCCACTTTCGTGTCGTGACGCCCAAGAGGAATCCATCATCGACAGCTACGCGGAGGAAAACGCATGAGCCACTTCACGCCTCGCCAAAGACTGGGTTCTATCCCGGTCTTGGCTCCCGCGGCGCCCCTCCGGAACGTCATCCATCACGGCGATTGCATCGACGTCATGACCCAAATGCCCGACAGCAGCGTGGACATGATCCTTACCGATCCGCCCTATATCTGCCGCTACCGCGACCGTCAGGGCCGAACCGTGGTCAACGACAACAACGATCGCTGGCTAGCCCCCGCTTTCCAAGAGGCATACCGGGTTCTCAAACCCGACAGCCTTTGCGTAAGCTTCTACGGCTTCCACGTCATTGACCGGTTCATGGCCAGCTGGCGCGCGGCCGGGTTCCGGCCGGTGGCCCATGTGGTTTTCGCGAAAACCTACGCTTCGTCGCAAAGCTACTTTGCCCGTCAACATGAAGCGGCCTTCGTTCTCGCCAAGGGTGAGCCGCCCCTGCCTGCCAAGGCCCTGCCCGATGTGCAGGGCTGGCAATTCACCGGCAACAGGCTCCACCCGACGCAAAAACCGGTTGCACCGCTCAAGCGCCTCATCGAGACGCTTTGCCCCACCGAAGGTGTGGTGCTCGATCCCTTTTGCGGTTCCGGCTCGACGCTTGCCGCTGCCGCGCAAGCGGGCCGCAGCTGGATTGGCATCGAGCTGAGTGCCGAACACCATGAAACTGCCAGCCGACGGATGGCAGATCACGCGAAGCCCCTCTAACGGGCTTCGCTTTCTATCGCCCTATAAGGGCGATTTTTCATATGTTTAGGCTCTTCATACGGCGAGATTTATGGTATGTTTTGACATGAAGCTTTTCCCGACGTCCGCCTATCTCACCAAGGTTCGACCGGCCGAGAATATGCGCCGGTTTTACGCCCTTCAGGTCGTACCCGACCTCTTCGGCGGATGCAGCCTTGTCCGGCGTTGGGGCCGCATAGGCACCTACGGTTCCAGCCGGATCGAGCATTTCCCGTCCGAAGGCGTCGCCCTTGATGCGCTCCGGGATTGGATGGAGGCCAAAGCCAAGCGGGGGTACGCGTTGCACGCCGCCTAGAGTATCCGTATTGATCAAGCTGGATTTGGCGCCCATTTCCTATCCTGTTTTATGAGTGTGTTTGCCAGCTCGATGAGCTTTCGCATGATAGCCGTTAAAGCGACTTTTGCTGGCTTTCCGGCTTTGCGCATCGCATTGTATTTCTGTTTCATGTCTGGATTGAAGCGGGTAGCGACGAGTGCGGGCATGTAGAGCGCGTCACGCAGGAATTTACGGCCACCCTGAATGAAGGCCTTGCCTCGCCATTGGCCCGATTGTCGGGCCATCGGTGCGAGCCCGGTGTATTTGCCACCCGTGGTGATTTTGCCGAGCACGGTGCCGGGCGCGAGCTTTCCAGCACCAGAAGCGATGGTGACGGTTTCTCGGGTGTAATCGCGCAGGACTTCCCAGACGAGGAAGCCGCCCGCGTGTTTGCCTTCAGTGAGCGTCGTCATGATGCGTTAGCCTTTCGTCTTGAAGGTTCGGGCGATCACATCGCCCCAGGATTGGGTGGTGGCCGCACGCCCGGGCTGGGCATGGGAGGCGGTGATATCGGGGGTGGCTTCGGCCTTTGCCGCGAGAAGACAGTTGCGGACCTCATCGAGACCCACGTCTTCTTCGAGGAACCGGCCTGCCATCTGCGGCTGACCTGCAAGGCGGCAGAGGTCGATCACGGCCCGCGCATGAGCGATGGCCTCAGCGCGGACCGACGCAACGTCGGCCGATGTGGGCTCAACTGCGGCTTGTTTTGGCGCGTCTGCAGGGTCAGGCTGGGTGTTGGCGTCTGCAACACCCTCGGCTTGCGGCTGCGAGGCTGCAGGCTCGTCTGGCTCACTTGCCGCTTCCACCACTTCCGGGGGAGCGTTGCGGAAGCGCGCCACATCAAATGAGGCGGCGAGTTTCACCGGCTCGGCGATGCGATCAATAAACCCGAAATCCAGTGCGTCTTTGGCATCGAGCCAGGTCTCTGCCGCCATCAGGTCGGCGATTTCGTCGTCAGACTTGCCCGATTTCGCGGCATAGCCTTGGATCAGGCTGCCCTTCACCTTGTCGAGCGCCTCGGCCGTTGACCGCATATCCTCGGCCGTGCCCATGACCAGCCCCGAGGGGTCATGGATCATCAGGAAGGCGTTTTCCGGCATGACGATCGTATCGCCTGCCATCGCGATGTAGCTCGCCGCCGAGGCCGCAATGCCATCGATCCAGACGGTGATCTCGCCCGTGTGCCGCTTCAAAGCGTTGTAAATGGCGACCGCGTCAAAGACCGAGCCGCCGGGGCTGTTCAGACGAAGATCAATCGCGGCATCATCGGGCAGTGCGCCGAGTTCCGCGAGGAACCCCTTGGCGCTGACGCCATAGGCGCCGATTTCGTCATAGATCAGCACTTCCGAGCCCGAAGTGCGGGCACGGATTGTGTACCAGGATTTCATGGGGTTACTCCTGCTGCGGTGTCGTGGACGACCCGCTGCCGTCCTCGTTGGGGGTATTCGGGTCTGGGAGACCCGTTGGTGTGGCGCGCGCGCCCTGCGTCTCGCCGGGGCTTGCGCGATAGGTCAGACCCAGATCGGCGGCCCGTTTCGCGTCAGAGGCATTCTCGCGGTCGACCTCTTCGATGTCATATCCCGTGGCCTCGACCACCTTGCGCCGAGAAGTCAGCCCCGCCTCCATCGCAAGAACCTGCGCCTGGATGTCTTTGAGTGGATCGACCCAATCCCACCGGGGCGGGATCCATTGCACAGGGCGGGCAGTCACAGGACCTGCATCCAGCGCGCCCGAGAGCACAGCCGTTTCCAGCCAACGCCGCCAGATTGGTCGGCAAAGCTGATGGGCAATGACCCCGTGCTGCAATTGGCCAATTCGGCGGCGGAACTCGACAAGTTCGGCCCGGAGGCTCGAATAGTTTGCCTGCCGGACATCGCCGGTGACGAGGTGATACGGCAGACCGAGCGAGGCCGAGACCGCCAGAAGCGTGCGATATTGGAAGGCCTCATAACCGCCACCGACATCGGCGGGGCTCGAGAACTTAACATCCTCGCCTGGCAGCAGCACCTGCATCGTTCCGGGCTCGAGGCTCGCGATTGCGGCCCCGTCGAGATCGGCGGCCCCTTCACCCATCATCGGATCTTCCGGGGCGGTCTTGGTGATGAAGCCCGCAAACATCGCCGCGGTCTTTTTGCGGTCGAGTTCCGCGTCATCGTATTGATCCAGCAGGAACAGACGCACCATAGCCGGTGCGACATGCGGCAAACCCCGGATTTGACCCGCATCAATCGGTCGGTAGATGTGCAAGACCTCTTCGGCAGGAACGCGCACCGTGTCGGGGACGGCCACGCGCTGGTCCGTGCTGTCGCCCGGATGGCGGCGGCGGAAGTGATAGGCCACCCGTCGCCCGATCATGTCGAACTCGATCCCGCAGCGGATGCGGTTCCCGTTCGGGTCCGTCTCGGTTTTCTCAAACGGCAGCATCTCGGATTGCAGAAGCTGCAATTGCAGCGGCACCAGCAGCCCGTCCTGGGCACGCCGGGGCCGCAAGCGCACGAAGCACTCGCCCGCGACAAACATCTCGCGCGCCACCATGGCCTGCAGGCCATAAAAGTCGGTCAGACCATCGGCATCCGCCTCATCAGTCCAGGCGAGCCAGAGCTTCTGGACCTGGTCACGCAGCGCGGCATCCGTGATGAGCGAGGACGGTTTGATGCCGTCGCCCACCAGATTGGCCGCAAACGCCTCGCAAGCATTGGCCGCATAACCGTTGGTCACCACCAGTTCCCGCGAGCGGGCCAGCAATCGCGGGCCGCCAGAGGCGACCAACGCGTTGATGTTTTCGAGCGGCGGGTTCCAGCCCCGGAGCCGCCGCTTGGCCATAGCCCCTTCGAGCCGTGCGCGCATGGTCTCAGAGCCGCCCGGCTTTGGGCGGCGGAACAAGTCGAACATCCCCATCTCTGTTAGAGCCCCTTGGCCGTCTCAACGCGGACCTGCCGCACGATCCGCCGCCCCTCAGCCGCTGCGATTTCACGATCCAGCGCTTCGATGGCCCGGTCGATCTCGGCGACGCTGCGATAATCCACAGTCTTTCCGTCGTAGCTGACGCGCGCCACGCCAGAGGCGCGCTGCGAGGTCAGGGCCTCCCGGCGGAGTTTCAGTGTCGCCAGATCTGCCATGCCCAAACTCATCCCATGTAAGTTGACCGCGCAACGCGGCGCACCTGTGCCTTGCGTACAGATTGCGGGCCTGTGGCAGAGGCCGTGCCGCTGCCATCCGCGACCCCAAACTGCGCCGCGAGTTCTTCCCACCTCGCGTCTGACCAACGATCAGCTCCGAGGATCCAAGCGGCGGCCCGGGCATAGACACGGCAGTCGAGTGCCTCGTTGCGTTCCCTCAGCTTTTGCCATTCGAGTTTCGCGAAGCCCCGCTTGTTCTTGACCGTGACCAGCTGCTCGGCCGTCAGTTGCTTCAGCCATTCAGCGTCGACCCAGCCCGGCAGATGAAGAAAGCCGGGAGGAAACCGTTCTCCATCCCCCGAGCTGGTGACCTCCGGCGGATCGAGCCGCAGGAAGCGATAGGTCTCGGCCTTGAAGGTCGATGTTGCCACGGTCCAGAGCCGTGCACCGCGGCGCAGACGTTTGCCCGCGATCGTCGCATCGACAAACGTCGGACCCGTGACAGGGCTCGCTCGGTTGAAGCCTTCAAGCCCTTTCACGGGGGCCACCTGCCCAAATCCGACCTGTCGCGCCCAAGCGTAGACAGCGGCCGTCTCGTAACCTGTGTCGATTGCGAGCCGCGCGATGGTCATCGGCGTGCCGCTGGCGTGAGCCCAAGTCCGGCCCAAGAGGTCGGTCAGCTTCTGCCAGCATGCTTGATCTCCGGGACCGCCCTCAATCACGATGTGATCGATGAGCCAGCTTTGCAGGCCTTTGGCCCAGGCCCAGACATCAACCTCGATCCGGTCCTTCTGGACGTCGGCGCCAGCCGTCAGGAACAGCCCGCCCGCCGGAACCGTGCCCGCGCGCCAATCTTCTTTCAGCCCCTGCAGTCGCTGCCAGTCCGGCGCCTCACCGCTTTCCATCCAGGTCTCGCCGAGCGAGGTGTTGACGAAGGTTTTCATCGTCTCATCCCCACCCGCACGCGCTGACAGAAACGCCTTGGCCATGGCCTCAAGCCGCACCCAGGGCGAATAGATCTCGTTCAGATGGAACCCGGCCGTCCCGTTGAACGGCGCGTCCGCGATCCAGCGGCCCTTGGAGATTGCAGACCAGCGGGTCTCATCCTTCCAAGGCGCGTCGCAGTCCGCGCAGTGGTAGCGCGCGGTTTCCGGGCGGTGGCCGCCGTTCTCGTCCTTGTCCCATTTGACCTGGCCCCAGGTCAGCAACTGTTCTGCGCCACACGCGGGACACGGGACCCAAAACCGGCGCTGGTCGCTTTCCTCAAAGGCCGCCTCGATCCGGCTCGCGCCCTTGTTCGTCGGCGTCGACACGAGCACGATCTTGCGGTTCCAGAACGTCACCGTCCGCTTTTTCGCAAGGTTAACTGGGTCGCCCTCAGCCCCCGCGCTGAACGGATAACGGTCAACCTCGTCGCAGAGCAGCAAACGGATCGGTCGGCTGGCCAAGCCCGAAGGCGCATTGGCCCCGACGATCGTCAGATGCCCGCCCGGGAACCGCTTGTGCAGGATCTTATTGCTCCCGTCCCGCGAACGCGGATCTGCGATCTTGCCCTGCAGGCACGGCGTGTCCCGCGCCATCGGCGAGAAGCGGTCTTTCGACCAGGTTTCAGCATCCCGTTCGGTCGGCATCACCACCATGATCGGCGCCGGGTCATGGTCGATGTGATAGCCGACCATATTGAGGATCGACTCACTTTTCCCGATTTGGCTGCTCGACATGATCACGACGGTTTCCGCCGCCGGATCCGAGATCGCATCCATAATCCCACGCTGATATTCCGCGCGGCTCGTGCGCCACTGTCCCGGCTCAGCGCTGGCCTCAGAGCTCAGCCGACGGTTTTGGTCTGCCCAATCGCTGATCGTCAGGTCCGGCGGCGGCTTCAGAACCGCCAGTGCTTTCGCCACCGTCCGCTTCAGGATCGCTGACCCCTTCAGAGTGAGCGCACTCGGCGAGGTCAATGTCGGCTTCAAGTTCAATGTCTGGCTGCGCGAGATCATCGAGCACCTCGCGGATGGCGGCGCGGATCAGGTTCCGGGTGTCTCCGACGGTTGATTGTTCAAAGGCCTGTGGTGCCAGCCGGTCAGGCAGGGCCAGCAGGCGGGTTCTGAGAAGCGCCAACACCGCGATCCAGGCCGCCTCGATCTGCTCGGCCGCGATCAGGGAGCGGCGCTTTTCTTCGGCCTCCATCTCGGCGAGGTCAGCCCGTGCTCGGATGAAGCGCGCCCGTTCAGCGGCATAGTCTGGCGCGCCTGCCTGCGCCTTCAACGCCTGATCGCGCAGATAGCGGACATAGCCCCGCACGGAGCCGATGAGGTCGTATTGCCCCCGCTCAGCCTTCGGTATCACGCCCTCGCGGCTCAGTTGTTGGACCCGCCGTTCCGAAAGGTCGAGCAGCCGCGCGATAACGCCAATGGGTTGTGTGGCTGTCGACATGCGAAGATCCGGAACCTTCGGTTAACTATATGGAATTGCGTCGAATTCACTGGATAAGCCTCGCCATTAGAGCGAACGTCATGACAGCACCCAACGCAACTCAGGACGCCCCGAGATGAGCCATCGCACAACAGCCAAAGACGCGTTCATCGCCAAGAAGGCCGCGATCGACACGATGCTCGCGCGGCTGCAGGCGCTGAGCGACGATCACTTTGACACCCATCCGGACGCGGTTCATTGGGGCCATGTCGGCAACCTCGACTACTACGCCGAACTCCTGAAGCGCATTACAGACTGCGCCTTCAAGGAAGGCGAGCACGCGGAGTGACCCCCATGGAAACCACCAGCATTCGCTTCCCCATCCGAAACCTGCCCGAGCATTTTGACCGCAGCCGCATCACTGTCGTCCTTGAGGAGATCGAAATGGCATTGATGGACGACGGTGGCGTTTACGGCAGAACCTTTGCTGACAGCTTCACCATCACGGTCGAGGTCCCAACCCATCAGCTGATGGACACAGCCAGCTGCCTGAAAGGCCTAGGCCTGATCTAGCCCTCGGGTTTTGCCACCCGAATAGCCTCGAAGAGCCGCCGCAGCAGGAACGAGCGGATTATGCTGACGCCGGTGAACAGCAAGCCCATTTGCAGATTTTGCGCGAGCGTCGTGTGCAGCCCAAAGATCGGAAAGATCAGGATCTGCGTCGCAACCGCGACACCGTACCCGACGATCACATTGGTGATCGCCTCGACCAGAGACATGAGGCGTGACTGTTTCATGCAGCCTCACGCACAGCTTTCAGGGCATCGAACGTCTGCTCGCCACCTTCAAGTATGGCCTGCTTGCCCGTAAACCTCTGCCAACGCTGGACGGCGACATCGACGTAGGCTGGGTTCAGCTCAATGCCGTAACAGACCCGCCCGGTTGTCTCTGCCGCGATCAGCGTGGTGCCCGATCCCATGAATGGTTCATAAACTGCTTGGCCTGGGCTCGAATTGTTCAGGATCGGACGCCGCATGCATTCCACTGGCTTCTGCGTCCCGTGAACGGTCTTTTCGTCCTGGTCCTTGTTGGCGATCTGCCAGAGCGTCGTTTGCTTGCGGTCCCCCGCCCAGTGCCCCTTGCCGGACTTGCGCACGGCATACCACGCGGGCTCGTGCTGCCAGTGATAATCCCCGCGGCTCAGGACCAGCCGCTCCTTAGCCCAGATGATCTGAGACCGGATGGTGAACCCAGCGACCTCGAGGCTTTCAGCGACCGTCGCCGCGTGCAGCGCCCCGTGCCAGACATAGGCGACATCGCCGGGGAAGAGTGCCCAAGCCTCGCGCCAGTCGGCGCGATCATCATTCAGCACCTTGCCGGTGCGTTTCGTCTTGGCCGCCCCCGCCTGATTGCGCCAGCTCGGATCGTATTCCACTCCGTACGGTGGATCGCTTATAAGCAATAGCGGCTTTACGCCGTTCAGTACTTTCTCGACATCCGTGGCGACCGTGCTGTCGCCGCAGAGCAGCCGGTGGTTACCGAGCATCCAGAGATCGCCCGGGCGGCTGATCGGGTCCTCAGGGGTTTCCGGAACATCGTCCTCACCCTCCTGCGGACCGGTGCCTTCCTCGAGGCTCGACATCAGCGCGTTCAACTCGTCGTCGGTAAAGCCGGTCAGGCCGAGGTCGAAGTCTGCCTCCAGCAGGTCCGACAGTTCGAGGTTCAAGAGATCCTTGTCCCACTCGGCATTCTCGCTCGAGCGGTTATCCATGATCCGAAAAGCACGCGCCTGGCTGACGGTCAGCCCCTTGGCGACATGCACCGGCGCGGTCTTGAAGCCGAGCTTGCGGGCCGCTTCGAGCCGCGTGTGCCCGGCGAGAACCACCATCGCCTCGTCCACGACGATGGGTTGGCGCCAGCCGAACTCCTGGATCGAGGCTGCGACCGTTGCAATCGCCTGCTCGTTGCGCCGCGGGTTGCGCGCATAGGGAATGATCTGCTCGAGCGGCAGGTCGACGACGTCCATGGGAATGTCCTTGGAGATGCTCGAAAGCGAAATGGGGTCAGACCCCCGTTTCGGTTCAGGCGGGTTGTGTCAGGCCGTCAGGCCTTTGTTTTCTGGGGGTTCGCATCAAAGCGAAACGAAACGGGTTTTTTCAGGGGTGTCACTGGGAAACCCTCGGGCCTCGCCCCCCCGAATACGGTTATAAACAGGAGGGACCCGTTCATTTTCAATGACTTACGCGGCGCAACATTTCGAGCGGAGACAGTTTTTTCGGAAAATCGGTCACCATTTTCCCTGTTTCAAACCGCCCGCCTTCACGCGCGCACCTCTCGACTTACCACCCACATACCGACGAGACGGCAAAAGTGTCTGGAACTTTTTTTCATCGACGCGATTTTTTTCAGAGCGCCGGATCATCGGCACGCGCGAGGTCGATCACCTGCTGCATCGACAGGTACTGGCTGACGTGCCGGCGGTTCAGTTTGTGCGCAATAAAGCAGAGGCCAAAGACCCAGTGGTGATGCGCCGAAGACCGCTGCAGCCCCACCGCCCTGCACACCTCGCGCCAGCGATAGCCGTAAGCACGCAGCCATACGATCTGGCCATCGATGGGCTCCAGCCCTGCGGTCCAGGTCAGCGTCTCCTCCATCCGGCTGATGGCGGCAGGCGATGGCAGCACGCGCATGGGTTTCGGTTCCTGGCCAACCTTATCGGCGAAGCTCTGCACCACTTCCGGCCAGGTGCTGAAATACCCTGACAGCCGAGGCTCGGGCAGGCGCTTGAGGACGAAGGCCGCTTCCGAGAGGCGTGCCTCGACCAGCTTTGGTGTCCAGGCGCTCATCGGGACGTCTCCTCGTTCCTCTTGCCATAAAGCTTTTCCCCAAGCTGACGAACGAGTTCACGCTCGGGCCAGGTCAGCCGGTCATCATTGACGCTGACCGCGAGCAGCCCCGTCTCGCGCCAACCGTCGCGCTTGACTTGGTCGGGGCCGCGACGATCGCCGCCATAGCCAGGGGGATGCCAGCGCATGGATTTCATCGGCACACCTCCGGGAAGAGGGCCGCGTAACCGATCACATCGATGAGGCTGTCCTCGTGGCCTTGGTCATGGGCCAGCCGAACCAGCTTCAGATCGATCATGCAAAGGACAACCTGCGCTGCCGACACGGGACGTCCGAGCGTGAGCGTCCAACGCGCAGCAATGGCCTCAAAGGCCGCATCAGCTGCGCCGTAGGCTTGACCTCGCTCTTCAAGGGCCGCAGCCGCTTTATCGAGAAGATCAGCGCTCATGCAACGCCCCCTTGGGTTTCCAAAGCCCAGTGCAGGATTGCGATGGCATCAGCCTCATTGTCGTCTGCCGGGCTGTAGCCGCGGGATCGGGCGGCAGCGATCATCGCCTCTTTGGGCGCGTTGCCCTTACCGGTCGCGTGACGCTTGATGGTGCCGACAGGCACGCCTTGATACGGGACGCCCCGCAACTCGGCCCAGCTTGTAAGGGACGCCATCAAGCCGCCATAGACATGCGCCGCATCGGTGCCAAGGTGACGCCGCACCTCTTCGAAATAGATCGCCTCAATAGGCCCAGACAGGCGGTCGATCTCGGTGACCCAGTTCGTGAAGCGCAGGTAACGCATCCCGCCCCCGTCGTAACGGCCGGGCTTGAAGCTGGTCGTGCCGCTTGTGATCAGGCCATCAAAGCCGCGCAGCGCCCATCCAGTGGTGGTTCCGAGGTCAAGGGCGAGGATTGATTTGGCTTGTGCAGAGGGTGTGACGGATGCAGCGGATAGTTCACTATCACCGTTACACGTGCGCGCATGTGCGCGCGTGACGCCTATATAGGGGGAACCCGTCACATCCGTCACAGCCCTTGTTTTATTGGTCATTGTAATCTCCTGTGAATAGGTCAGAGTTGTTGTTGCAAAGCTTGATCCCGAGGAAGCCGCGGGCCTTACGGGTGTTTTCGCGGGTGAACCCCTTGGTGCTCAGCGTCTCGGAAAATCGCTTCATCGAGCCGGCATATTCCCCGTTTGCCTCGGCCCAGGACTTCCAGCTGTTGAAGAGCTCGGTGGACCCCGCCCAGAAGGCCTTGTTGCCGGTCTCGCAGCGCTCCTCGATCCAGCGTCCAAGGGCGTCCTCAGCATCGAAGTAATCCTCGGTGGCGGCCATCACGGCTGGTGGCGGGCGCAGACCATGCTGTTGCCACTCCAGACAGCCTTCGAGCGCCCAGGCGAGGATGCCATCCCGCTCAGCGAGAAGCCTGTCAGGCAGGCGCTTGTCGCGCTTGGCGGCAGGGATGGTGACAGTGAACGGCACCATGTGCAGGCGCCGCTTCATGGCCTCATCCACATTACGAATTGTGGGCTTGTGGTTGCCCACGATCAGCAGCTTGAACTGCGGTATAAACTCGAAGAAGTCCTGCCGCATGAAGCGCGCTGTGATCTTGTCGCCCCCGGTCAGCGCCTTGAGCTTGCTTTCGGCCCACCGGCTGCCTTGTTCCGTCTCGATCGAGGTCACGACGCGCGCGCCCCGCAGCCCCGCCATGTCGGTCGGATGCCGATCCCCATGGCTCGCCATGAACATGTCCATGGGCGCGACGGTGGCGTAGTCACCGAGGATTTCCGTCAGCGTGTTGGCAAAGACGGATTTGCCGTTGGCCCCTGTTCCGTAGAGGAAGAAAAGCGCGTGCTCACTGGTAACGCCGGTGAGGCAATAGCCCGCCATGCGCTGCAGATAGGATTGCAACTCAGCGTCGCCGCCCGTGACCGTATCGAGGAAGGCGAGCCATGTCGGGCAGCTGCCTTTTGGCGCGGCAGCCGCGATCTTCGTCATGCAAAGCGATTGGTCATGGGGCTGGGATTGCCCGCTCCGCAGATCAAGCACCCCGGCTGTTGTGTTGAAGAGCCAAGGGTCACGATCCCAGACGTCAGTTGTCGTGGCATGGCGACGGTCACTGCGGGCCAATCGTTCGACAGCGGCAACCGTCGAGGCGGCTGAGAGCTTTGTGCGGACCTTTGAGGATGGTGAGCGCACTGCGGCTGCACGACAGACCTGGCGCGCCAGATCAAAGGCCTGCAGCGTGTCCTCGCGCTTCCAGATGCGCCCCGTCCAGGTCAGCCATTGGCCCCAGCCAGCGACATACCGCCAGGCATCCGAATGCTGGGCAGCAAAGGTCGAGGCCAGTGCATCCTCAGAAAACCGCACCGGGGTCGGGCCTTCATTGCCTGAGCCATTCCCACCCCCATAGCTGGCATCAGGCTCGAGGCCTTCCTCATCGGGAATGTCCCCGTTGCGTGCTTGATCCAGCCGCCAAAGGCGTTCGGCCTCTTGCCGCAGTCGGAGTTCTGGCCACGGGGGATCAATGCGCGCGTCGTTATAGGCCACAATCTCAGCCCAGGCTTCTGCAGGCGTGACATGCCCTTCGCGACTGCGCCGGATCCAATACCCAATCACGCGTGAAAGCGCGTCAAACCGGGTGGTGCCGTCCACGCCGCCTTCGCGGACCGGCTTGGCAAAAAGCTCAGGCACGCTGCCGCGCTCACCCGGGGCAGCGTTGAAATCTAACGCCTCGGCAGCGAGGCCTTCCATTGGTGGCATGGCGAAGATGGCCTCCGCCAGTTCACCAAGGTCAAAATCAAAGGGGCGATAATCGAGGATAGAGACCAGCCGTTTCACGCCCGACTTGGCATGAACCGACCCCGCCACCCGAATGGGCTGATGCGCAGATTTGAACGAGGGATCACCACCAACCTTGGCCGCAATCATCTGACGCGCCCGACAGACCCGGGCGATATCCTCGCCTTCAGCAGGCTCTGTCAGCCGCCAGTAGAGGTGGAGCTTATCTTGCCCCTCGGGTGTAACGCCGCCAGATGCCACTTCGAGCGTTGGCGTGCCGAGGTGCTGAATAAGATGGCTGCGCTTTGCTGCGATATCGCCGTGATCAATATCGACCAGGACAACCTGCATCTGGGCGATATGCTCCGAGCGTGCAGTGCCCGCCTCATGGACCGTCCCCGGCACGACGAAGAGCGCCATTCCTGTTTGCGCGGCCCAGTCCGCTTGATGGGTCAGTTTGACGGCCAGATCCCCATCAACTGACAGAAACGGCGTATGCGGTGGGGCGTCAGCGGCGCCCTTTTCGGCGAGCGCCCGGACGGGTGCGAGGAACTCGCAATAGCCGAACACGACATCTGCATAGAGCGCGATCGTATTCGCGTCAGGGACAACTGGCTCGGCCACATCGGCTGTTTGCACATGATCGGTCATGCCCAGCACCTCGCGGCGTAGGAGCAAAACCGACATTCAAAATGTTCTTGGTCGGTCGTGTGGCGGGGCAGAGTTTCGCCCGCATCGCAGGCGCGCAGGATCTGGACAGCCTTATCACTGGCGGCCTGTGCAAGCGCCCCGTCAAAGGGCACCAACTCATGCCAGATTTCACAGGTGTCTTTGTTGATTGCCGTAAAGAGCGCCGGCGTCTCTGTCAGCCCGAGATAGGCCTGATAGAGCGCGATCTGCGCTGCATAGATTGGCTTGGCCTTGACCACCCCATGCTTTTCGATGGCGCGCCAGTTTTTGGCGTTGGCTGATTTGCATTCCCAAAGCGCAGGCACCGCCATGCCGTTTGGCGCCGCGACCACCACACCGTCGGCGTGCCCTTTAACCCGACCGCCTGCGACGGAAAACCCGAACTGGTCGCCGTGTCGATTGCGCGTACGCAGATCGAAGCCCGCCTTGCGCAGCCAGTCGATCGCGAGATCTTCCAGAACATGCCCAAGCGCAAATATCCGAAGCGACTGGCCCGAAAAACCGCCGCCTTCATCCTTCGGGGTCTTGAGGTATTCGTATTGCAGGCGCCGCGCACAAGCATCGCCCAACCGACTGCCGCCAAGATAATCGCGGGTTGGCCGCGCGTCGTTCTCAGTGACAAGGGCATGGTCGATGAGCGCGTTGACACCCTCGGCAAAGCTCGGGGGCTTTTCGCGGTGATTGAAGTCCAAAAGCGCGTCGGTCAAAATGGCACCTCCGAACTTGCGGGTGGCGCCGAGGCCAAAAGGCTTGATTGGAAGCCATCAACCGCCGCTTCAGCCAGTTTTCCGGCCTGCATGGCCGTGAGGTCTTTGAAGCGGGTCGACCAGCCGATTTCGTCCATGAGCAGGCCCATGGACTTCATGGCCTGCGTGAGCGCTTGGCGCTCGCGATCATCGGGATCAATCATCGGCGCCCTCCGTCAGTGGAAGGGCAAAACGCTCTCGTAAGAGCCGGGTTATGTGGTCTGTGTTCATCAAGAAGATCTCCAGGGGGACCTTCCTCACTTACCGACGAGACCCACAAAATGTCGGATAAGAACAATACAAGAACATCGAGATGTAGCACATGACGCGAAATGACATCATATGGCACCGGATGACACTATATGTTGTTTTCCAATACCTACATAAACAACATATGGACAAAAAGCGCAGATCATGTAAGGTCTTTTTACTGCCCGCGGTCTGTTCGATTCGCCTGTGCAGGACACCCCCTGGAGAAGGAATTCGCTCATGGCCACGTTCAACCCACGTGTATTCACTAACCCCTCTCGATTGAAAGAAATCGATCCTAATCGCCTCATTCTGTTTTTATCAACATGGTCGGATTACTTCATCGGCCGAGGCCTCGACCTGACCGCTGCAGACACCTCAGACATGCCCTTTGATACTATCGCCGCCATCCTGATGAATCCGGATCAGGCTGTTCCCGAAAGCATGGTGAACGCGCTCTATTACGTGCACGAGACGGCCCGGAAAGAGCCGATGGATGAGCTGATCGAGCGCGCTGAAGCGGCCGGGCTCGACATTGCGCATGATGACAAAAGCACGCCCGCCGATATCGCCGTTCAAATCTGGCTGGCAAAGCCTGATCTGCTTGAGCGCCAGCATGCGGAAACTGTCGCCTTCAACCGCTCTAATTTCACATATTTTGCAGGGACGTCGATCAAGAGGGCAGGATCTGAGGGCCAAATTGTCATCTCCGAGGCCCAGTGCCGTGAGATGGAAGCCCTGATGGATCCATGGTTTGAAAGCAAACGCCGCGGTCGTGGATCGCGGGTGTTCGTGTTCCCCCAAGAGAACCGCATCTGGATCCTGGTGCGCCATGGTCAGCCCATGCGGCGGGAGGGGGAGCACAAGGAAGATGGCAAGGATGGAATTGCCTTCTATCGTCCGCAAAAGGACGATGTGCTGATCTATGATGCCGAGATCGACGAGATTGGCGTCAATGCGGAGACGAAGGGCGAGCGAGAGCTTTATCTCAGAACGCTCGGCATGGTTCTTTTCGGAGAAGATGCGCATTTTGAACGGGCTGAACGCTACAATCTGCAGCCCCTGATCGATAATGGCCCCGCCGCCCTCGTCTGCGCGGACATCCCTGGCCTTTCGCGGGTCCGTTTTGTGGAGTTTGGCCGCATGTGGGATGGCACCTGTCCCGAATATGAAACTCGCCGCTCGGATGATCTTTTCGAGACCTATGGGGGCGACTGGGCGGCCCGGCTTAGCCTTGGTCGGCTGACATATGCCAAGTTCAAGGTGGCATTTGATGGCGACAAGAAAGAACGCTCGGTGATGATCCGTCCCGTCAACGTTGCCCGTTACGAGCGCGATGCCGACACGAGCCTGGTGGAAGCTTGGCTCAAGGCCCGCGGCTTCTGGAAACTGCAAACTGAGGCCGATAGCGATGATGATTTCGAAGTTCTGGAAAGCGCTTGATGAGCTGACCGACGGCGGATCATCGCATTGGGGCTGGCAGCAGCGTCTTGACGAGGAATGGAAAGCGGTGGCACCATTTTTGCCCGCAACGGGTAAAATGGCAGCCTCGCTCCCATGCCCGCACCCCGGGGGTGAGGGCTGTCCACGGCAAGTCATCATTCATGGCGATGAAACCGCCAGCGCCATTTGTGGCGATAGCCCCAAAGCGTGCCAATCGCTCGAAGTGACACGAGACGCGTTACGCATCCATGCCCTGGATCGACGCAGCTTTGCGGAAGCCTTAGTCAAGGCCATGGAACTGCAACCACCGATCCGCAATCCTGCGCCGTCCTTTATCCAGCGATTGGGCACGCGCGAGCGGTCAGCTGGATTGGGGGTGCCCGTTTTTTTATGCATTCCCGGCTCCACCCCCAAAGTCACGCCACAAGATCTCGATGAAATTCTGGAAACGCCCACCCCGGTCGTGTTGCTCTGTCCAACGGTGGCCTCACTCCCGAGCACTGTCGCCGAACCGCTTCGGCGCCATGGTGTAACCATCATGCCCTTGGCCGCAAATCTCTTCGCGCGTGGACCAGGCAAATTTGCCCTCACCCCACAGGGCGATACCATCATGCAAGACCTGCTTGGGCAGTTGGGTGATATGGCCGCGCAAGCAAAAGGCCCTCAGCGCGCTTGGGATCTGCCGCCTGGGACAACTTGGGAAGATATGACGATCCGCTTCACGGCTGCAGCATGGATCAATGTTGCAGTTGGCGGTGTGACCCGTGCCTTTGAGCCTGATGCCTTTGGTCTGCGGAATACCAAGACCCAGGAAACTGCCTTTAAAGAGGCTTGGAAATTCTTCTTGGAACTCGGCGCCCAAAATGGCCGGCATGCGTTGCGTTGCGCCAATTCAAGAGACACGCAGCTCCTGCAGAAAAATAAGCAGGCCCTGTCCAGGGCATTGAAGAAGGCCTTCGGGCTTGAGGGGGACCCCATCAAGGTCTTGAAGGGTGAATACGTGACAAGGTTCGTCCTGAGCGCAGACGATCTCCGCCAGGGCCGCCAAGGACAAAGCTCAACGAAATTTCGCTGAGGCCCGACGAAAAAAATCAAAATATTTTCCGCTCTCAAGCCGCTGAAATCACACTGATTTCGGCGGCTTCTTTCATTTACGCGCCACCAGTCCAGCCCTCCCAAGGAATTTTCGCCGGAGCCGGGTATTCGGGCCCTCGAGCCCGTCCACCTGGACGAAGGCGAATACCATGGAGCACCTCAACGCACTGATTGACCCCGCATCACGCATCAATCGCAACATCAACATCCGCGCCGCGCGCCTGGCGCATTCTGGCGCCGCCCCCGGCCTCGATGCCGAGGACATCGCACAAGAGCTTCGCGAAGAGGTTCTGCGCCGGGCAGAACAGTTCGATCCCGATCGCGCCTGCTTCGACACCTTTGTCGATCGCATTGTCAAAAACAGGATCGCGGATCTTGCACGCCAAAGCCAGGCCGCAAAGGCCAGTCGCAAGACGCAGTCTTTTGCTACACCAATCCTTGCCCAGGACGGTCATGAGGGCCTTACACTTGCCGATACGCTGAGCGAGACCTCTCCTGCCTTTGGTGCGGACGATTTTGCCGCCGCGCACGGCGCAGGTCTGAAAACCGATGTGGCCAAGTTCCTCGCCGCCCTTTGCCCCAGTTCACGGCACATAGCGATTGCTGTGAGCCAGGGCTCAGTAGCGGATGCGGCGCGCATTTTGGGCCTGCACCGCAGCACGATCTACGAGCGCCTCAGCGTCATTCGGAAAGCCGCCATAGCAATGGGCCTGGATGGGTATTTCGAGGCAGCGCCCCGACAGTTTGCGCCCCGCGTCGGTAAGTAGGGCCAAGAGAAATTCAAAAACATGCCGGGCCTTCGGGGGAATGCAAAACCCTTGGGGAAACACCTCGACCGCAAGCTCCAGGGCGGCGTCGGGCCCGGCAGTTGTCACCCCAAGACGCCCCCGGAGCATGACGAAACAGGAGCTGGATGATGTTCACATCACCTCTGAAAAAACTCCGCCAGTCCAACTGGCTCAGCGCTCTCCCGGATACGGTCGCAGTCCCCGCCATTGGCGGCAGGCTCGCCCGCAATTTGCCCATTGAGCGCGCCACTCTCGATCAGATCGCCTTTGCGCTTTTGCCCTTGGAACAGGAACGCCGCGCGATTGGTCAGAAAATTATGGCCCTCGAAGAGATCATCACGTTGGCCCGCAAACAGGGGGCGTTGGGCGCCGACATCGCTGTGACCGCTGCCACCCAGGAATTGGAGGCACGTCAATGAACAGCCCAACCACTCCCTCATCGTTTCGCATCATCACCGCAGATGAGCGTTTGAAAGAAACCCGCGGCATCAAAGGGGTTCTCACCGGAATTTCCGGGATTGGCAAAACCAGCCAGCTGTGGACCCTCGATGCCGACCGCACACTATTCGTAAACCTCGAGGCCGGCGAACTGGCCGTCCAGGGCTGGCCCGGAGACGAAGTCCGTGTTCGCGATTGGGAACGCGCCCGTGATCTCGCAGCATGGATTGGCGGCCCCAACCCAGCGATGCGCGATGATCAGGCTTATAGCCAGAAAGACTACGAGCGGGTTTGCCGCCTGTTTGGCGACCCAAGCCTGCTAAACAAATACGATACGATCTTCGTGGACTCGATTTCGGTCGCCTCTCGCATCTGCATGCAATGGTGCAAGGGGCAGCCTCAGGTGCAATCCGACCGCAACGGCAAACTCGATCTGCGCGGCGCGTATGGCCTGCTCGGCCAGGAAATGATCGGCTGGCTGACCCATCTCCAGCATACGCCACGCAAAAACATCTGGCTCGTCGGACTGCTCGACAAAAAGGCTGATGACTTCGGCAAAACCTTTTTCGCGCTGCAAGTCGAAGGCTCCAAAACCGGCCTCGAACTGCCTGGGATCGTCGATGAGGTCATTACCCTCACCGAAATACAGCCCACAGAGGGCAAGGCATATCGAGCCTTCGTCTGCACCACGATCAATCCTTACGGCTATCCGGCAAAAGATCGCAGCGGGCGGCTGGGGACGATTGAGGAGCCCCATCTCGGGCGTCTGATGACGAAAATCCGCAGTGGTCAGCCCACGAGCAGCGCACGCGCTTTGACGTTCGACATGCCGTCCGAGGCCGACGCCATCCCCACCCCAACACAGACGCAAGGAGCATAAGCCATGGCAAGCGATATGGATTTCAATGGCGCTGACGCCCAGGATGCCGCCTACGACCTCATCCCGGCCAACACGCTGGTCAAAGTCACCATGATCATCCGCCCCGGTGGCGCGGGTCCCGAAGGCTGGTTGACCCAAAGCCAGGTCAGTGCCGCGCAATATCTCAACACTGAGGCTATCGTCATGGAAGGCCCCTTTGCGCGTCGCCGCATTTACACGCGCATCGGCTTCCGCGGCAAAGGCGTAGACGCCAGTGGCGTCGATAAATACGCCAATCGGGGCCGCGCTCTGATCCGTGGCATTCTGGAGTCCGCCCGGGGCATCAAGGCCAATGATCAGTCCGAGGCCGCACGTGCCGCGCGCTTGATCCGCAGCCTTGGTGATCTCAACAGCCTCGATTTTGTGGCCAAGATCGGCATCGACAAAAACCGGGATGAGCCTGACGAACCCGGCCGCAATGTCATCAAGGCCGCTGTGGGGCCAGAGCATCGCCAATACGCCGAGATCATGGGAGGCCAGCCGGCACCCATGCATTCGCCCTCGGCTGCGCCACAGGGCTATAGCGGTGGCGTGGTTCAGGACCCCTATGCGGGGTCTGATACCGCCTCTGACGGCGGCGCACCCTTCTGGGCTCGCTGAGGGAGGCACGCATGATCCCTCGTGATTACCAAAGGGCGGCGGTTAACGCCGCCCACGATCGCACCGCCGCGCATGGCAACACGATGTTGGTTTTGCCAACCGGCGCAGGAAAGACGGCCATCGCCGGCTTCTTTGTCGGGGAGGAAGCGGAGCGCCAGCGCGATGCGAAGGTCCTTGTCCTCCAACACACGGATGAACTCATCGAACAAAACCGCGCTGCGATTTCCCGCATCTCGGGTCTGCCATCCTCTGTCGTCAAAGCCGAGCGGGATGACTGGGGCGGACAGATTGTCTTCGGGAGTGTGCAGACGCTCGCGCGGGCCAACCGGCGTGAGGTCATGCCGGCCGTCTCGCATCTCATCATCGACGAGTGCCACCGCGCCGCCGCGGCCAGTTATCAGTCTGTCATCGAGCATGTTCGCGCCTTGAACCCGCGGGCAAAGCTCTTGGGTCTTTCCGCCACGCCCGGGCGCGGTGACGGGCGCAGCCTGCGCCGCACCTTCAGCAATGTCGGCTATCATCTGCGGATCGGTACGCTGATTGCGCGCGGCCTGCTTGTTCCGCCACGCACGTTTACCATCGACCTTGGCGTCGATGATGAACTGGCGGGGCTCG